TGGGCGGAGAGGGCGGCCTGCCACGCGGACCACAGGGCATGCGTGAAGTTGCTTGCATACTCCCCATCTGCCGCGCGTGCCAAAGAGGAAACGTGGTTCTTCACCCACGCCTCAAACCGCGCCCGCTCGGCCTGATCCCCCAGCCTCACCCTCCCACCGGGCTGCACGTCCGCCAGAGAGGCGCGTACCATGGCTCCATTCATCAGAATCGGACGCTTAGCCATGCCTTTCACCCGATTGGTTTCCGGATGGCATCTGGACATCGACTCTCAGTACATCGCGGATGGGCGACCGCTGCCGTTCTGGCGCGCGGAAGTTGAGGTCTGGCGCGAGGGTGAAGACGCGCCTGCGTTCCGTGACCACACGATGGCGCACCACGCAAGCCAGGACGAAGCCGAGAGAATCGCCGAAGGCCTGGGGACCGACTACGCGCTGGCTCATCCGTTGGATCTGGACTGAGTGATCAGCCACAGCGCACCTCCGTAGTGACCATCAGCACAACTTCACGCACGGCGGCGTCGGTCAGCAGGCGCGCGCGGTCGGCCATATCGCTGAAGACCTCCCGTAGGTGGTGCTGCACGCCGATCGGAAGCGTGGTCAAAACTGGGCCGCTGCGGCCGCGAACCTCGTCCTGGCACTGGGTTAGCAGATCAGCCAGCACCGGCTCGCGCGCTGCGGCGGCTTCACCATTCAGCGCAATGTCCAGCTGGCGCACCAGATAGGCTTGCGCGTCCTGCTCGAGCGAGAGCATGGCGTCATGGCTGATCAGTGGCGCCGCAGCGGCGAGGCCGGCGCGGATGGCTTCCGCGTAGCCCTTTTGGGAGCCATGGGTGGCGTAGGCAGCGCGGAACGCTTCAATCGCGCTATCGGGGATCGGAGTTGAAGGTTTGGTGTCGCTGGGCTGAGGCTGTTTCATTCGGGAGATCTCAGGCTGCGGTGGTGGCCGGCTTCTCGGCCATGGCTGCCAAGCGCTCAAGGCGTTCGGCTTCGGCGATGTAGTAGTCGTGACGGTCCTGTCGGACCTTCGCGGAGAAGAACGGATCGGTCAGTGCGTGCTCGGCGGCGGCGCGGTTGGCCTTGGCCAGGCGGGCTGGGTCGTGGTCGAAGATGTCGAGCTGGTTGCGGAGGTCCATGGATGCCGCCGGCGAAGCGTCAGCGGAGTTGTGTGCGTGGCCAGAGGGCCGGCATCTGCCGTTGCCACGCGGCGTAGCCAACCCGGATGCCTTTCTTCAGCGAGCGCTGCAGGGTCTGGCCGAACTGCACGCGGAGCGAGAGCCAGCGGCACGGGTGGGCAGCAACTGCCGCTGCGTACCGCTGCAGCCTCTCTTCGGGTGTCGGTGTGGCCGTGCTGACGATCAGTGCGTCCAGGCCGCCGCCGATTGGGTGCAGGCCGTCCATCAGCGCACCAACCTGTGCAGGTTCGGCGCGACGCGCTGGCGCTGCTCTTCCGCCTCGCGCTGACGCTGTGCGCTGGCCTGGTGCGTGCAGTACACGCGATAGGGATGGCGACGGGGGCGCTTCGCTCGCTCCAAGGCTGCGCGCTGGTCCGGCGTCAGGTCAGGTGCTGGGAGCTTGATTGCTGGCGCCCTCATGCAGCACCGCCTTGTGCGCGCACCATGCGGCGGAGGCTCTTGCGCACATCGGCGATGGCTCGGCCGGCGCTGGCGCGGCGCTCCAGCACTGCGCGCGCGGCAACGTCAGCGGCTGCGGCGACCAGGTTCGGGGCGAAGCCCATACCAGTGGCGGCGGTAGCGGCCGCTTTGGCGGCGACGGCCGCGCGCTGTGCGAGCGGGTAGGTGATTGCGGCGATCATGCTGCGCCGCCCTGACTGATGGTGTAACCACGGCTGCGCGTGGCATTGATGCGGTAGCCGTGCTGGATCAGCTTCTGACGGAGGCGACAGATGGTCACTTCCACTGTGTTCGACTTTCGCTCGGAACCGCCGTACAGGTGCTCCTCCAACCGGGCGCGACTGATTGGGATATCGCCGGCATCGATGATCAGCTGCAGCACCTTCGATTCTGTGGGGCTGAGGGGCAGGCGGAGGCCACAGACCATCGCAGCGCGCGGTTCAGTACGGATGCCGGTGATCACGGCGCCACCTCCACGAAAGCCAGTTCGTGCATGACGCATTGCGCCCGGGCCAGCACCGGGGAAGTGCTCGACTCTTTGCCGTCTGCGGTCGACAGGGGGACAACCGCATTGGCCCGGACGCATGCCGCCGGGGAAATCTCATAGGAGCCGCTCAGGACGGCATCGGCCGCATCGAGGGAGAGCTGCCAGCGCGCCGGCTCGAAGTTCTGCGTCAGCGCCGCAGTGACCCCTGCCGCACAGTCGGGCACCCGGTCTGCATCGCGGAAGGCGTTGAGGGTCGTGTTGGCGACGGTGGCACGCAGTCCCCAATCGTCCCCGGCGGCCAGCTCATACACAGCCAGGGCGGCGCAGATGCGGGGGCTGGTGATCACGAGGCCGTCTGGCGCGTCATCGGCAGCCGCGGCGGGTGCATCGGTGGGGGTGGCCCAGGCAACCACGCCCAGGGCGATGAAGCACGCCAAGGCGGCCATGCCGACGCGGGCGGTGCGCTTGGTGCTGAGGGTCAGGGGCATTGCTAGGTCTCCGTACGCGGCAGAAGCCGGCTGTGGCTCTATAAAAGCACGCTAATACGGAGAATGCAAGCACGCTTATTCAGCGTGCTTCTACGCTAATCGCTGATTGGAGCGGGGGATGTAGAGATGGACTGGCGGAAAGCCTTTGTTTTTTTGGCCGGCGGAGTCATAGGAGCAGCCCATGCAGCGGCGCAGCCGTTGGTTGTGGTGAAAGAGGGAACGAAAGAGACGAACCCAGTCGAGCGCTCCCTTGCTGCAACTGCGGGGGCTCCGTTTGAATTCATGGGCATCACGCTTGGGGCGCCATTGGGTCCCGAGTGCCCGCGCGAGCAGATCCCGAATGCCGGGGCGGTCTACAACCTGGGTGCTGCGAAGTCAGCGTGTTGGGTGGCAACCGGCATGCAGCCAGGGGCGCGGACCAACACGATCAACAATGACCTGTTGATGGTGGTGCCGCTCAGCAACAAGAGGCCCACTGGAACAGGATCGGTCACGGCGGTCGTCGTCAACGGGGTGGTCGAAGGCCTGACAATCTCGACCGATGGTTTCGTGCACGCTCAAGAACTGTTCGAGCAGCTGAAAGTGAAGCTGGGCGCGCCGACAAAGCACGACACAGTGCAGGTGGTTTCCGGTGTTGGCGCCAACTTCGTTGGTCCGAGAGCAGTTTGGGAACTGCCCGGCACGTATGTCCAGTTCAACGGCATTGTCGGAGCCGTCAACTCAGGGATCATCCTGGTGTATACCGAGAAGGGCAAAGCTCGAGAAGCGGCGCGCCAGCAGCAGCGCGCTAAGTCCTTCTGATTTCAGACTTCTTGGGCACTTCGTAGCAGCGCCAGGCCCAGGATCTTGCCGCCCACATGAAGCTGATCCGCTTCTTGTGGCGGCACAACCTCGCTCAGGTACTTCCTGTTGGTGCTGATGACGTGCAGGCCATCCCGCAGCAGCTGCAGGCGTTTGACGTAGGTCAGCCCATGCAGATTGATCAGGTACAGGCCATCGCCGTCGAAGTAATCCTTGGCGACGTCCACGAACACCACGTCGCCATTCTTGATGTCGGGATACATCGAGTCCCCGCGCACGGTCACCAGGCGCACACGGTCACCCTCGGGCACGAACCCCAGCTGCTGGCGCACCTGCCACTCTGCGATGTCGAGCTCCCGGACCACGTCCGGGTAATCCTGATTCATTGCGCCAAAGCCCCCTGAAGCCTCGCCTTCCATTACTCGAAGGCGAACATAGCCAGCGGGTGTCTCACTGACTGATATCGAGGACCCGTGAGACTCGTCCGAGCGCTCGGGCAGCTCACCAGTGATCAGCCATTCGACCCGGAAAGGCCTGTAGACACGAGCCAGCTTCACCGCCGTCTCGCCGCTGAGCGACTTCGTCTTGCCGTCCTCCAGCTGGTAGAGCGCTGATGCGGTGATGCCGGCACGACGCGCGGCATCGGCGGGTTCGGTAATGCCGCACTCAGTTCGTGCGCGCTTCAGGCGGGTAGCGAGGGCTGTAGTCATGTTAGCGAGCTTATTAGTCCGTTAAGTAAGCGTGCTTGCACGGGCAATGAAAGCGTGCTTATATAGATGGCATGAACATGCCCCGGATCACCAAGGAAGAAGCCATTGCCGCTTACGACGGCAATGCCGCCGCGCTCGCACGCGCTCTCGGAATCACGCCGTCGGCTGTCTATCAGTGGCCCGATGGGCAGATCGACGATCTGTGGGCGCTGAAGCTGCGCTTCGTGCTGATGCCAGCCCACTTCCAGGCGCTTGAGCGACCTCCGGAAAACGACCCGGACGCTGACCGGATCGTGCCGGTCGACGCGGTGTGACCGCTTTCCCACCAGACCGCTGTGCCGCGATCCGCAAGCCACCAAATCCATGAATTTCGGTCGTCCTGTCCATGGCGACCACTTTGCATCGCCTCCCGAGGTGCGTAAATGAAGCCTGATCCTCAGTACCACGAGCCGCGCTCTGCGGTGGTGTTCCGCCACACGACCGACGCCGTGCGCAACAGCGGCCACACCGACAGCAGCCTCGCCCAGGCGATCGCCGAGCAGTACATGGCGGACGTAGCGCCAGCCGAGCGCATCCTGCACTTCCATGTAGGTGTAGACGCCGACAGCACCGAAAAAGCGCTGAAGTCCAACGGCCAGCTCATTGCCCGCATCCGCAATGGCACAGTCAAGATGCCTGTTGATCTGGAAGAGTCGTGGGTTCGTGCGCTGCCGCCGCACTGGCGCGACGCCTGCTCGCGCGAGCTGGCCCAGCGCTATGGCTTTCTCGGTGCCCGTATTCCGATGATGGAGCCGCATGCCGGCGTGCTGGCTGTGGCCCGCCTGTCGGTGGAGTTCGGTCACACGCTCGAAGCGATCACCAACGTCCTGGCCGACGGCCGCATCTGCCCGAAGGACATACCTGAGCTGCGCCGCGCGCTGGACGAGATCGGTCAGCTCGAGGCGGAACTGGTGACGGCCAAGCGCTACGTGTCGGGACACCTGCAGGATCTGGCGCCGCGAGCGGTGCAGGGTGCGCAGCGATGAGCGGCGGTGCAATGGTGAGCTGGGCAATCGCCGTGGTCAGCGAATTCGACAGTGCCGGCCGTCGCATCCCTGAGAGTGTGGTGCCGCTTCTGCCCATGGTGGATGTAGTCCTCTGGGCAAAAGAGCAGCCGCAGCCGGTGCGCGTTGATGCACTTCAGAAGCGATTCGGCCTTTCGCGCGCGACGGCATATCGCTGGCAGCTCGCGCTGCAGAACCTCAACGATCCGGCGGCCGCCAGGCGGCGGCTTCCCGGCCAGCGGCAGCTGAGCACCGCGATGGGGCGTGAGGTTCCCGTATCGGGTCATGCGGGGGCGACAGGATGAACATCAGTCCGACCCTCGGTCTGCGCTGTGGCCCTGCGCTCCGCACCGCTCCGGTTGAGAGAGAGCCGACCGTAGCTCCGGTAGCCGCCGCGATGTCTGAAAAGAAGCAGCGCCGCAGCGCGGCGCAGCACGCCCTTGCCGGCTACAACACCACCAGGATCGTCATGGAGTTCATGCGCTGGGCAGTCGAGCTCAGCGATTTCCCAACTGTTGAGGCCATTGTCCGGCACTTCGGCGTGAGCCGCGCCACTGCGTACCGCTGGCGCAACAGCCTGGGTGAGACATACCGGCTGGAGACGCTGCCGCCCAACGAGCATGAGCTGACCAGGATTGGCAGCCCCGGTGCTGCGGCACGCGGCAAGCACGGTGCCGGGGAACCCTGATGATCTACTTCGAGATGTATCCGGGCGACTACCTCAAGGACACGACCCGACTGTCCCTGACCGACCACGGCGTCTATTTCAAGCTGATGCTGGCGTACTACTCGGAAGAGCAGGCGCTGCCAGAGAGCCTGGCCGAGCTGTACATCATCGCCGGCGCAATCACTGCGGCAGACAAGGCTGCGGTCAAGAAGGTCGCCGAGCGCTACTTCCCCGTGGCAGAAGACGGATTGCGGCACAGCAAGCGCTGCGATGAGCAAATCGCCAAGGCGCAAGGCCGTATTGCCGAGGGCCAAGGCCGCCGCGATGCCCGAAAGAGCAATGAAACCGAGCGCCAGGCACGCACCCGAGCACGCAGAACCATGCTGTTCGAAGACCTGCGCGCTGTCGGCGTCGTGCCGGACGGCATGGTCACGATGGCACAGCTGAAGGCGCTCCATGTCACACATGTCACGGGCGACGAGCGCGTGACGCTAGACCACCTGTCACGCGTGACATGTCACGCAGAGTCCCGTGTGACAGGTGGTGTGAACACAGGTGTGAACACGGGTACCCAGACCCCAGACCCCATTACTACTCCAGATACATCACATCTCACTCAAGGATCTCTGGGAGGCGTGACCGACGCGGGGCGTGCGTGCTTGCTGATGCGCAAGGCCGGTTGCCATTCCACCAACCCGAGCCACCCCGACCTGCTGGCTGCCCTGAAGGAGGGCGTGACGCCGGAGACGCTGGGGCACACGGTTGCTGAAGGGCTGGCGCGATCGCCACCGGTCACGAACCCGTTTCCTTGGGCAATCAAGACCGCCCGCAACCGCCATGCGGCAGGCGCAATGCCCGCAATCCCCAACACCACCGGAGGCACCAATGCAAGCCATCAGCCAGGTTCTGCCGATCAGGTCACAGAGCGGCGTCGACAATTCGAGCAGCGCGCGGGAGCTGGCGGCTTTGGCGGAACAGGCGGCGATGTCATCGACGTCGAGTTCGAACCCGTCCACCACTGAGCCCGACCAGCGCGCGGTGAGCATGCTGTGGACGGTGTGGGAACGGATGGCCGGCATGTTTCCCGGGAAGTGGGTGCGTGAGAACGGCTCAGCCCCAGTGAACAACGCGGGCAGCCTGACCACCGCCGGTGAATTGTGGCTCCAGGTGCTGGTTGGCATCACTCCGCGACAGGTAGCCGACGGTATGGGCAACTGCCTGCGCAGTGCGCTGCAGTGGCCGCCGAACCCCGGGCAGTTCCGGGCCATGTGCCTGGGCGTGCCGTCGCTGACAGAGGTTGATGGCCAGATGCGACCCGGCCAAGCACATAGCGGGTTCACCGTGCTGGTGCGGTCGAATCTGGACCTGCACGCCTACGCCACGGCCGAGAGCGGCGCGCAGCAGCAGCGCATGTTGGCCAACGCCTACGAGAGGGCGGTGAAGCACGTCATGGACGGCGGCGCCGTGCCCGAGGCGATGGCTGCATTGCCTGCACCCAAGCCAGAACTGCACGTGGTGCGCAACCGCGACGCCGCGCGCAGCGCCATGGCGCAGGCCGCGGCGGACCTGGGTTTCGGAGGCACGCATGGAGCCGGCTGAAATCCGCGCCTACCAGCGCCAGCTGCTGCTGTTCTGCTTGGGCATCCACGGCGAGAGCACTGCGGCGGAGGCCCTGGAACTGATGGGCAACGCCGCTCTCGAGTCAGGCGCGCCGCGCGAGGTGATGCTGCTGAGCACGGCCGCCGTGGCTGGCCTTTTGCGAGAGCTGGACGGTGATGGCCTGGTGCGCAGGTGCGAGAACCGCGACAGCGGCCGCGATGGGCGGCCGGTGGCGACGTGGGCTGCGACTGAGGCTGGCCGCGTGGAGCGTGCGCCGGCGCCGCCCTCGGGACAGCAGCAGCTGTCCATGCCAATGCTCGCGCCTGCATCGGGGCAGCGCACGCGCGGCGGGTTGTCCATGGAACAGCTGATGGCACTGCTTAACGTCGAATTCGACTGCATGCTCGAGCAGATGGACCGCGAGCACCAGGCCGCGCAGCAACGCGCCCGGCAGGAGTTCGACGCATTCCGACAGCGAGCAATGCGCGTGTGGAGCGCTATGGAGGCATCTGCCTGATGCCGCCGAAGAAGACATCCAGCCGTTCCCTGCGCTACGCAACCGTGCAGGACATGCCGGAAGGCATGCGCCGCCTCGTGCAGGCCAGTGCGCCGGCAGCGGGGCCAGCACCGGCCGCGCCGCGCGCCTACCGTCCGCCGTCCGCTGTTCAGCCCTCTGGCAGCGGAAACGCCGCCGGCAAGGTGGCACGCGGTAGGCCTCGGCACGTGCCCGGGGAGATGAACAAGACCGAAGAAGCCTATGCCGCGCATCTGGCGCTGCAGCTTGCCGCCGGCGAGATCGCATGGTTCCGGTTCGAGTCCGTGAAGCTGAAGTTGGCCGAAAGGACCCACCTCACCATCGACTTCTTCGTGATGACGGCCGCTGGTGACCTGGAGGCCCACGAGGTGAAGGGCTTCTGGGAGGAAGACGCACGCGTGAAGGTGAAGGTGGCCGCCGAGATGTACCCGTTTCGATTCCTGGCAGTCCAGCGCGCCCCAGGCGGCGGCTGGAAAACGGAGGTGTTCTCTTGAACGCAATGATGATTGGCGGGGTCACTGTGCGCCGCGACGACGTGGGCAGATTCTGCCTGAACGACCTGCACCAGGCATCCGGTGGTGCGAAGCGTCACCAGCCCAGCGACTGGCAGCGCCTGAAGCAGACCGAGGAACTGGTGGCCGAGCTGGTCAACTCCGGTGATTCCCGGATTTACCCGGTGCACTCGGTGGCCGGCCGCTACGGCGGCAGCTACGTGGTGCGCGAGCTGGTCTATGCCTACGCCATGTGGATCAGCCCCAGCTTCAGCCTGCAGGTGATCCGCGCCTATGACGCGCTCACGGCCGGGGCGGCGGCGCCTGACCCGATGCAGGCGCTGACCGATCCGGCAACGCTGCGCGCGCTGCTGCTGTCTTACAGCGAGAAGGCCGAGATCCTTGAGGCGCGTGTGCAGTACCAGGAGCCGCAGGTCCGCGCGCTGCTGCGGCTGACCCAGGCTGACGGTGCCTTCAACATCAGCACTGCCGCCAAGATGCTGCAGGTCCAGCCGCGCCAGCTGTTCGCCTGGCTGTCCGAGCACGGCTGGATCTACCGCCGCGCGGGCAGCAAGAACTGGCTGGCGTACCAGAACCGCCTGCAGCAGGGTGTGCTGGTGCACAAGGCGTGCATCCAGCGCACCGAAGGTGAGCAGGAGCGCGTACACGAGCAGGTGCTGGTGACCGCGAAGGGTCTGTCGCGGATGGCCGAGAGCATCGACCGGGGGCACATGAACTGGGCTCAGGCCGACGCGGCCAGCGGTTTGCAGCTGGCTGCGGAGATGGTCCAGTGACCGCGCTGGAGTTGAACCTACAGCCAGTCAGAGGTCTGGGAATTTCGAAGCCTCACATCACCTTCGGTCGGTACTTCGATGGCTCGCAGATGGTGAGGGTCGATTTCTGGCCGCTCTGGCCTGCTGATGCTGGCTGGTCCCATGCCGCTGGGGAAGACCTGAAAGAGGCATGGGAGGCACACATGCAGTGCTACGAAGACGACGATGAGGAGCTGCCCTGATGGACGCCATCGAGAAGCGGGCGCGGGAGCTGCTGGCCAGGGCGTATGAGGCAGATGGAATGGTCGGTCGCGCAGGGGTGATCCGGAATCCGAGCCAGTACATGGAGAAGCCGGACAGGCGTGCGTTGGGCTGCATCTTCGCCGCCCTCACGCCGCCCGAGGGCTACGTGCTGGTGCCGGTGGAGCCAACTGACGAAATGCTCGGTGATGGTGCGGAATCCCGCCCGATGCTCCCCTTCACACCGCTGGAAGAGTGGGAGGCGTTCGAGGCGATGAGCGGCTGCGAACAGGGGTGGCACAAGGCAAGGCTGTGCCGGGCAGCCATGCTCGCCGCTCGCCCGGAGGCACCCTGATGGCCAATGGAATCCTCATGCATCGGGAAGTGGCACCTGTGAAGCCAGGCACCGCCGTGGAAGAGCAGCTGCAGCTGAAGGGTATTGGTCGGCTGCTGGCCGGCTTCGGGTATCGCTACGGCTCTGAGGTGCAGCTGCACCAGGCTCTGTCGACCGTCCTTGACCAGGCCGGCCATGCCCACGTTCGCGAGTACCGGCTCGATGCCAGCAACCGCGCGGACTTCTGGCTCGACGGTCTGGTGATCGAGGTGAAGGTGGCCGGCTCACTCGCCGACGCCCTGCGGCAGGTTGGGCGCTACATCAGCCTTCCGCAGGTGCGCGGTGTGCTGCTCGCTACTACCGAGCGCTGGGGGGAGCGCCCGCTCGTGGCCCGGCCGGCTTGGCAGGGGAAGCCCTTCAACATCATTCGCCTGAAGAGGCAGGCACTGTAATGCAGACGACCTATGGAACCCTTCTGTACAGCGCGGCCGGCAGCACCTGGCGGGTGATCTGCGAGCCGCAGGTGCGCGCGCGCATGAAGCGCGTATTTCCCCGGGTGCGCCAGCACGCCGCAGAGCACATCGACCTGTCGGCCACGCCGGAGAACAGCCGGGAGCTGCAATGGTTCACCCAGCGATACCCGCTGTCGATGGATGCCGACACGCAGCGCGCGCTGCAGCAGCTGGCCGATGAGCATGTGGACATGGAGCGCAGCCTGGGCGAACTGCTGGCCGGCCGTGTTCAGATTCCAGAGTTCACCTTGGCCAAGCCGCCGCGGGAGTACCAGCGGGTGGCGGGGGCTCAGCTGTCCATCCGCGGCGGCCTGCTGCTGGCCGACGATCTTGGCCTCGGCAAGACGGTCACCGGCATCTGCCCGATGGCCGCACCGGGCAACCTGCCGGCCGTGGTGGTGTACCCGGCGGCGCTACCGAACCACTGGCCGGAGAAGCTGGCCGAATTTGCACCGCAGCTGCGCGTGCACCACATCAGGAAGAGCGCGCCGTACTCGCTCGTGCGCCAGCCGAAGCAGAGGATCAAGGACCTGTGGGACACGCTGCCGGACGTGATCCTGGTCAGCTACCACAAGCTCCGGGGTTGGGCCGAGACGCTGGGGGAGATCGCGCAGTACGTGGTGTTCGAGGAATGCCAGCAGCTGCGCAGCCCGGACAGCAGCATCCACAGCGCTTGCCGCCATCTGGCCAGCCGTGCGCGGCTCCGCATGGGCCTTACCGCTACCCCCATCTACAACTACGGCTGCGAGTTCTTCCATGTGGTCGACCCGCTGCTGCCAGGCTGCCTGGGCACCTATGACGAGTTCCTCCGGGAATGGTGCATCTCCGCGCCCGGGGAGAAGGCCAAGCTGCAGGACGCAGAGCAATTCGGCCAGTACCTGCGGCGGCAGGGGATCATGCTGCGCCGCACCCGCAAGGAAGTGGGGCGTGAGCTACCGGCGCTGTCGAAGATCCCGCACGAGGTGGAATCCGACGCCAAAGCACTGGACGCCATCACCGGCGACGCCGCGGCGTTGGCCCAGCAGTTCCTTCAACAGCAGGGCGTGGCCCTGGAAACAACGAACGTGACAAACATGGAGACCTCCCGATGATTCCCACATTCCTCAGCCTGGACGAGGCAACCCACCACCTGTACCTAGAAGAGAAGGAGGGCCCGATCAGGTGCCACGTCGACGGCAGCCTGTGGGAGGTCTGGCAGGACGGCCGGTCCCGCTGGCTCAGCAACTGCGAGGTGGCCTGATGTCCGCAGTAACGACGCCCGCGGTGGAACTGATGCCGTGCGGCAACTGCGGCAGCGGTGAGGTTCGCATGCGCGTGCGGGGCAGCGTCAGCAGCCGGCGCACCGCGCAGGTCGTCTGCGCGCGCTGCAGCGCCCAGAGTGAGCTGTGCGTCGGCGTAGAGGCGGAAGCTCAGGCGACCAAGGCGTGGGGACACAAAACCCACGCGCCCCCGGCACCGCCAGCAGTGAGGATGGTGGGCGGCCGTGTGCCGGTGCCAGAACCAACCCTGCAGCGTGACCCGCTCGAACTGATCGCCCGCATGCTGGTTGGCGGGAGCTTTCGTGAGCCGTCGGATGGCCGTTCAGCCATGCAGCCTCTGACGGCGGCAGATATCTCCGGCGCCGTCGGCATGATGCGCGATTCCGTGGCCAAGCAGGCGGTGATGGCAGTGGCACTGCGCGGGCAAGGCGTGTCCCTTTCGTCGCTGGGGCGTTCTCTCGCCAGGCGGGTGATGCGGCATATTCAGTGGCAGCGGCGCAGCAGCGCCAAGCCTGCACTTCGAATGGATGATCCGGCCGACCGGTGGCGCATGAGGCTAGTGCTGCAGGACGCGGTGAACGACCTGGTGTCGCCGGAACGGAAGGTCGCCGCGCGAGATGCCGCCAAGGCGGCCAAGATGCGAAAAGGGGACTACCTGCGCGTGTACGGGATCGCTGCAGCAATGCTGCGACAAGCGCTGGAAGACGGTCGGAAGGAATTCAGCGGCAGGGTGTTCAATGCGTAGCATCCCCATGCCGTAACAGGGGATAGCGTCTCTATTTCAGATATGGATACGGCTCTTTGGTTGCGTGGCCTCTTCATCAGCAGCGGTCGGCCCGCATCCATTGTCATCCTCAGTCGAAGGAGGCGGGGTAACACTGATGCTCAGCACGTCATGTGTTGACTGCCAATTCCTGAGAAATGCTAAAACTTCGTCATAGAACGCCTGTGCTTCCTCAGGAGTTCGGAACTTGAATGAGTAACTCTTTCCGCAAGTCATAAGGATGGTTACGGTGCAGCCATCAATCGAGCGCTCGACAGCTGCGACCGCTTGGCCGACTACCGCTACGCTGTTAGCTGCATCCGCCACTACCGAAATATTAAAATTGACGCGAGCATCTTTGTTGTTTGCCTTTCCCATAGCTGGTCCTTGTAGTCCTTAAGGAAGATTACCGCAGTCGCCGCGAAACTTACCGCATTCGTACGAATGCGGTAAGGAACCTTACCGCAGTTGCAGTGGGAACCGGGATTGTTGTCCAATCGATACCGTGGGCGAGATTCCGATCCGTTCCACTCAACGGCCGCAGGCCTGGACTCGGGAGGTCCAGTCACCTGCGGTTCGTCGTTTCTGAGCTGGTTCGCGGGCCTGGCCGAGTGGTTTAGGCATCAGCCTTCCAAGCTGAGTACATGGGTTCGATTCCCATGGCCCGCTCCATTCATAGCGGTGTCGGCTTCACTGGGCCGAGCATTCGGTGAGGGACGCACCTCGGGAGCCGATACCGCTATGGGTGGAAGGCGCGCGCTGCGCGCATGCGAAAGCTGGTCCATATTCCTGGAAGCCTCCCGCTGTTCAAAGGGACCAAGGCCGTAAACGGTCGACCCGCCGGTCAAAAGAGCCGGCCCACCCACCATTCAATGCCCGCATCCCCCGACCGGATCAACCCTCGTGCTTAGCCGGCAGCGGGGCGGGCACCTATCAGCAGCGTAGAGAAGTGGCATCTCGCCGGGCTCATAACCCGGAGGTCGCCCGTTCGAGTCGGGCCGCTGCTACCGCCGTGCAGAGGAACCCATGGTGAGCATCGAAACTGTCGCCGCCGGCATGGGGTTTTCCCATGACCTGGCCCTTGCGCTGGAGCAGGCCTGTATCCGCTTTGGCATCAACACCGAGCTGCGCGTTTGTCATTTCCTCGCCCAGGTTGCGCATGAGAGCGGCACCGGCCGATGGCTCAGGGAACTGTGGGGTCCGACGCCGGCTCAGTCGCGCTACGAAGGCCGAAAGGACTTGGGCAATACCCAGAGCGGAGATGGATTTCGATTCCGCGGGCGCGGTGCAATTCAGCTGACCGGGCGTCACAACTATCAACGGTACAGCCAGGCCATCTACGGGGATGACAGGGCTGTCCGTAATCCGGATCTACTGGCCAGCTTGCCAGACGCGGCACTGGCCGCTGGCTATTTCTGGCGCCGGGACGGCCTCAACGCCGTCGCCGACCGGGACGACATCCTGGCAGTAAGCCGGGCGGTGAACCTGGGCAACCCTAACAGCAAGGCATTGCCGAATGGTCTGGAAGACCGAAAGGCAAAGCTGAAGCTGGCCAAGTCGTTGTACGCGAAGTTGGTGTCCCAATGACCGAGCCTGTGAGCACCTTTAAGACCGTCGTGGCCACGTTCACTGCCGCCGTGGTGGCTCCGGCAACCGCCGATGCGCTGCGTGAGGCCGAGAGGATCATCCTCGGCGTTCCGCAATCTGTGCTGTTGCTCGCGTTGGCCGGCGCTCTGATTGGCGTGCTGATCCTCCCGGACAAGGACGCAGGGCGGGTAGCGGCCGATGCCAATAGGCTCCGTCGACACCGACTGCTACAGACAGCCGCTCGCTGGGCTGCACTGGCCGTGGCCGTCGCGGCTTATGCAGTTCTTGCGGCATGGGTGGTGGCCATCGCCGCTTGGATTTGGCCGCAGCTTGCTGGCGCGCCGCAGCTGCCGATGGCAGGCATTTCGGGTGTGCTGATCCGCCGGTTGCTGCCCGGCTACGTGCGCATGGTGGAGCGAGCCACCGGCGCCATCGGAGGCGATAAGCCATGAGCGTACTGATTCGTTTCTTTCGCGCGCTGTGGACGCTGATCGTAGGCGCCGCTGCCGACGCGCTGCAGTGGCTGAGCAAGCCCGGCAGCAAGGTGAAGCTGGTGTGCGCGGTGCTGGCCTTCGGCTGCATGGTGTCCGGGCTGACTGCCTGGGAGAAGGAACAGAAGATCCGCGACCTGAGCGCCGAGGTGATCAAGGTCCGGGCCGACTGGCAGGCTGATGCCGCCCGACTGCAGGGCGACGTGGACAGCCGCGATCGGCGTCTGGCCGAGGTCGCCGCCGCACTGAGGGCGGAAGCCGAGAAGCTGCAGGCCCTCCGGGACGAGAGTGCTGAGGCACTGCGGGCCTTGGCGGGAAAGGTCGAGGCTTCCGAGAAGGAGGCTTCTACCTGGCGCGGTCGCTATGAGCAACGGCCCGACACCTGCAAGGCAGCACTGGAGCTGCTCGATTCCGCCTGCCCGGCACTGAAGGGGTACTGACATGCGCGTCATCGTGGTTGCTACCGCTGCTCTTCTGGCCGCGTGCCAGGCAGCACCTACCAAGCCGAACCCGCCGCCGGCAGCCGTCATCACTGTCCCGGTGGCCACCTACATTCCGATCGACGCCCAGCTGCGTAAGCGCTGCAAGTGGGTCAAGGAGGCGGCGCCGTCTGCCGTATTCGAGGTGAGCAACGGCCGGAAGCGTTGCCTGCTGCAGTACGAGGCGCAGTTCGACGCCATCGACCAAGTGCATGGGAAGCCTGCGCCGGATGCAACGACATTGCATCCGGCCGACCTGTGATGTTTCACGGAATGGATTCACGGCTGGCAATGTGAACGCGAAACTGAATGGAAAGGCTGGATATCCACATATTATCCACAGAAAGCTGAACGGGCGGGGCCCCTGGGTTTATCCACAGCCACCGGGGGGAATTCGGACCCCGGTCAAAGACAGTTTTTCGGCCTCTATGGTGCTCCACCACAGGGCACGGTTTTGGCGGGTTTTCCCGGGAGAAACCCAATTTTCATAGCTGAATAGGTTGCGCATCGGGTAGCACATGGCCGACATCCACGAATTCACCAAGGGCTGGTCCGTGGCCAGGCTGGCGGATGAGTTCGGAATGGACCGCCGAACGGCCAGCAAGCGGCTGAAGGAGGCCGGCGTCCCGCCGCTGACCAAGCGCGCTGGGCACGACGTCTATCGTCTGGCCGATGCAGCACCGGCGCTGGTGAATCCGGGTGCCGCGGCGTTCGGCGTGGAGGGCGTGGTCGATCCGCGCGACCTGCCGCCGATGGAGCGCCGCGCCTACTACCAGTCGGAGAACGAGCGCCTGAAGGTCGAGTCGACCATCGGGCAGCTGGTGCCGGCCGCAGAGGTCGAGGCCGACTACGCCGAGCTGGTGAAGAAGGTCGTGCAGTTCTTCGACACGCTGCCTGACGTGCTGGAGCGCAAGGCCGGGCTCACGCCGGAGCAGGTGGTCAAGGTGCAGGACGAGTGCGATCGCGTCCGGCAATCCATGTACGAGGGCATCACCGATGACGACGTACGCGACAGCGCGTAGCGTGCGCCAAGGCGTTGCCGAGATGATCCGGCCGCCGCGCCGCATCAGGGTGAGCGAGGGAGCGCGCGTGCTGCAGGTGGCCAATGCCGCCGGCGCAGCCGGATCTTGGGATCCAGACACGACGCCCTACATGGTCGAGCCGCTGGACACGACCGGTAGCCGCCACTACGAGGCGGTGGTGTTCGTAGGGCCGGCGCGGTCTGGCAAGACCATCTCGCTGATCGATGCGCGCTTGGCCTACCTGATCACCTGCAACCCGGCCGACGCCATGGTTGTGCAGATGTCCAAGGATGCGGCCGAGGACTACAGCAAGACCCGTATCGCCCGCAGCATCGGCGCCAGCCCGGAGCTGCGCTCCAGGCTGAGCCCGCGTGCTCACGACGACAACATCCTGCTGAAGTTCTTCCGGTCGGGAATGTCGTTGCGCATGGGCTGGCCGTCGGTGTCGGTGCTGTCGGGCAAGGACATCCATGACGTCCTGATGACGGACGTGGACAACTACACCGGCGACTTGACTATCGACGAGTGCTTCGGCCTTGGCCTCAAGCGCACGCAGACCTATATGTCCGCCGGCATGGTGGTGGCCGAATCGAGCCCGGCAACCGACTACGCCGACGGTGCGTGGAAGCCTCTACACCCACACCAAGGCCCGCCGGCGGCCGGCATCGCGGCGCTGTACGCGCGCGGCGACCGTCGACGCTGGTACTGGCCATGCCCGGAGTGCGGCGAGCGGTTTCAGGCAGCGCCAGGCTATGACGGCTTCGCGTTACCGCCGATGGAGGAACTGCTCGAACGGGTCGTGCTGGACGACGTGCAGAAGATGGCGCGGCACTACTCGCTGCTGCACTGTCCGCACTGCGGTGTGGGCCTGCAGCACCGGTGGAAGGACGGGATGAACCGCAGCGGAGTGTGGGCTGCGGAGGGCCAGGTCGTGCACGCCGACGGAACGGTTACCGGTGAAAGGCCAGAAGCGCGCATCGCCAGCTACTGGCTGGGTGGTGTTGCAGCCGCCTACCAGTCCTGGGAATCGCTGATCGAGCGCTACTTCCAGGCGCTGCGGACGTTCGCCACCACCGGTGAAGAGCGGCCGCTGAAGACCACGCACAACGTCGACGGCGCGATCAACTACGTGCCGATGGCAGCGCGCTCTGCCAGTGATCCGAACGAGATGCAGGAGCGGGCCGAGGTCTGGCCTGCGGGTGCTGTGCCGGCGGGCGTGCGTTTCCTGCTCGGTGAGGTCGACGTCCAGGCCAACCGGTTCGTCGTGCTGGTGCTGGGCTTCGGCATCGGGGAATCCGGGCAACTGGAGCGGTGGGTGGTCGATTCCTTCACCCTGCGCACCTCCAAGCGGGAGGACGGTTCGGGCGGCTTCCTGCCACTGGACCCGCCGAAGTACCTGGAAGACTGGGAACGCCTGGTCGAGAAAGTCATCTGCCGGCGCTACCCGCTGGACGATGCCACCGGCCGTAGCATGCCGGTGCATGCGGTGGGTATCGACTGGGGCGGCAAGTCGGGCACCTCGGTGCGCGCGCTGGAGTTCTGGCGTTCGCTCAGGGCCCGGAAGCTGCACGCCAGGGTCAGGCTGATCAAGGGCGACGCGCGCCGCGAGGGTGGGCTGTTCCGGGAGACCTTCCCGGACAGCAGCAAGCGCCGGGACCGCAAATCAGGGTCGAAGGGCGATGTGCCACAGCTGCTGCTCAACGTGGACCGACTGAAGGACACGGTGGACGCCAACATCAAGCGGGCCGAGCCCGGGCCGGGCTACTACCACTTTCCCGACTGGCTGCCCGAAGCGTTCTACGCGGAGCTGACGGCCGAATCGAGGACGGCACGAGGCTGGGAAAACTTGGCCAAGCGCCGCAACGAAGCCTTCGACCTGTGCGGCTATGCCGAAGGCATGGCGCTGTGGCTGAAGGTTCCGGCCATCAACTGGACCGCGCCGCCGGCATGGGCCGCGCCGTGGGACGACAACCCAGACGTGAGGGCAGACGACGTCGCGCCGGCGCCAACGCCGCGCACGCGAACCCGCCGCGTCATCCGAAGCAAGTACCTGGGACGCTGATATGGCATTTACCAAAGAACAGGTCGCGAAGCTGGAGGCAGCTATCTCGGCGGGCGTCCTGAGCGTCCGCTACGCCGACCGAACTGTGACCTACCAAAGCCTGGACTCGATGCGGCGGCTGCTGAAGCAGATGCGGGACGAGATTGGCCAAGCATCAGGCGCGCCACGGCGACGCCGCATCGTGCGCCTCTACCAGTCGGGGACCGGAAATGTCTGATATCGCCGAAGGCCCTTACCGCGCCGCCGGCAATGGCCGACGCCTGCGCACTTTCCGGCCGACCTCGCTCGGGCCCAATGCCGCATTGACGGGCCTGTCCACATTGCTGGCCCGGGCACGGCATCTGGCCCGCAATGACCCGTGGATGGTCAGTGCGCTCAACAAGAGCGTATCCAACGGCATCGCCACGGGCATCCAGGCAAAGCCAGTTTGGGGGTCGAAGGAGCACAAGAAGAAGCTCACCAAGCTTTGGACCCGCTGGGGCAAGTACGCTGATGCAGACGGCGTGCTGGGCTGGGAGGGCCTGCAGGCGCTGTCCTGGCGCGAGTGGAACGAAGCCGGCGAGGTGTTCGCCCGGCTCCGCTACCGGCGGCCCGAGGACGGCTTGCCGGTGCCGCTGCAGGTGCAGCTGATCGAATCGGAGCAGTGCCCGCAGCACTACAACGGCGTGGCCAGCAACGGAAACGCGATTCGACAGGGCATTGAGGTCGATCGCATCGGGCGCCGCGTGGCCTACTGGATGTACCGGGAACATCCCGGGGATCTGCAGCAAACTGTCAACGGCAACGAGTTGGTGCGTGTGCCTGCGGAGCAGGTGCTGCACCTCTTCCGGCCAAGCCGCGCCGGTGCGATGCGGGGCGTACCACGCTCCGCGCCGGCTCTGCTGCGCATGTTCAACCTGGACCGCCTCGATGACGCGGTGCTGGAACGGCAGGCGCTGGCCAACCTGTTCGCAGGCTTCATCACATCAGATGCCAGCGCTGATGGCGACGAGGGCGATGCCGTCGGAGATCTGATCACCGGTGAGGACGCCGATGGGACGGCCATCGGCGGCCTGGAACCCGGCACGCTGCAGGAGCTGCCACCGGGTCGGAAAATCGACTTCGCCAATCCGCCCAGTGCCGGCTCTGACTATGCGGAGTTCTTGCGTGGTCACCTGCTGGCGATCTGCGCCAGCCAGGACGTGCCCTACGAGGTGCTCACCGGCGACCTGCGCAACGTCTCCGACCGCGCGCTGCGCCTGATCCTCAACGAGTTCCGCCGTGTCATCGAGCAGGACCAGTGGCTCTACATGATCCCCATGTTCTGCCAGAAGGTTCGCGACGCCTTCATTGATCAGGCGGTGCTGGCTGGTCTGTTGAAGGTGCCACGGTATGCGGCCCTTCGCGATGACGTGACCGAAACCCTGTGGGTGCCCGAGGGTTGGCCGTGGAGCCACCCGGTGCAGGACGTGACGTCCGAACTCAAGGCTGTGCGGGCGGGCTTCAAATCACGCAGCAAGGTGGTGCTGGGCGCTGGCGAGGATCCCGAACAGGTCGACGCTGAGCAGGCGCTGGACAACGAGCGCGCAGACGCGGCCAGGCTTCGCTACGACAGCGACCCAAGGCGTACGAACGCCTCCGGTGCCCGGCAGGACGACAAACCCGGCGCCCCTGGCGCCAACAACGATGAAGGGAATGACGATGACGAGTAAGCCTGGCCTCTTGGCCCGAATGCTGGGTCGCGGCAGCCGTGCGCCTGTGGTGGCCTCGCTCGCGGCCGCGGTCCTCAATCAGCCGTTGCTGGTGCAGCCGACCATCGGCGAGGCACTGGTGGGCGGCTATCTTGAAGGGAAGGTCACCAGCGACGACAGCGTGCTGAAGGCCGACCGCTTCGAAGTGTCCGGCGCCGACGGGCAGCCGGTGGGCGTCGCCCAGAAACTGATCGGTGTGATCAACCTGTCCGGTGCAATGGTCAACCGGCCGATGCCCGGCGCCAGCGGCCCAGGTCCGGTGAGCTACGCCGCGGTGCGCGACTTCTTCGATGAACTGCTCAACGATGATGCGGTGACCTCCATCATCCTGCGGCTGGACACGCCGGGCGGCATGGCGTCTGGCTGCTTTGACCTGGTCGACCACATCTTCGAGGCGCGTGGCAGGAAGCCGATGTATGCACTGGTCGATGACCACGCGTACTCCGCCGGATTCGCCCTTGCTTCGGCGTGCGACGAGATCTGGGTCAGCCGCACCGGCGGCGTCGGGTCGGTGGGCGTGGTCCGCTTCCACCATGACTGGAGTGGCAACAACGCACAGATCGGCCTGAAGGTCACCCCGCTTTTCGCAGGTGCCCGCAAGGTCGACTTCAACCCCAACTTCCCCCTCAGCGAGGAAGCGCACGCAGAGGCAATGGCGGATCTGGAGGACATGTACACGCTGTTCGTCGATACCGTGGCGCGCAACCTCGACATGCAAGCCGAAGCGGTGCGCGCCACCGAGGCGGCCTGCTACCGCGGCCAGGCCGCTGTGGCGGTGGGTTTTGCTACCCGGCTCGGCACCTGGCACGACCTGATCGCGCACCTCGGCGCGGCCGAAGCGGCACCGCCGCCCACGCCGGGCGACCCGGATCCGGACGACGAGCCGGAGGCAGCGGCAACGCCGTTGGTACCTGAGGCCGCACTCGCGCCGCAGGCAGCCGTCTTGGAGAACCCGGCAGCCGCGCTGGCTGCCGCGGTCGCTTCCAGCGATCTACCGCCGGCGCTCGCTGTGGCATTGCTGCGTCGCCCGATGCCGCAGGGTGAGCAGGCGGCAAGCGCGATCGAGTACGCGACCGCAGTCCAGGATGCATGCGCGGCTGCACTGCGTGGCGATGACACGATCGCGGCCAGCTTCATCGAGAAGAACACCGACCTCGACACGGTGCGTGCACAGCTGTTGTCGATGAAGGCGGAAGAGGGCCGGAGTACTCAGGTCGTCACCGCACACCCGGCCTCCATGGCCGATCAACGAGCCGCCGAAATGAAGGCGCAGCTGAACCCCAACAACATCTACAAAAACCGAGGTAACTGACGATGGAAATCTCTCTGGCCGGCACCCGCACCGGCGAATTCCTGCTGTCCGAAGCAGGCGGCGAGCGCAGCCGCGAACTGATCCGTCTGCCGGCCGGGCAGGGCATGCTGGCCGCCGGCACCCTGCTCAAGGCCGACAATACCGTGGCCGCCAACGGTGCCGATGCAGTGAAGGTGCTCTACGGCCCGGTGGATACCGGTGCGAACGCTGGCGAGCTGCCGGTGAAGGGCGCAGCGATCGCACGCGATGCAGAGGTCTTTGGCGAAAAGCTGGTCTGGGCTGACGGCGTTACCGACGATCAGAAGTTGCTGGCCGCGCTGAGCCTGGCCGAGTCGGGAATCATCACCCGCTGGACCCAGCAGCCGATCGCGTCGAACGCAGCCGATCACCTGGTGTTCGTGTCCGAACCGCTGACCGGCACCGCCGGGGTTGCGCTGGGCCCGATCGTGGTACACGTCAAGGACGTCTTTGGTGCCCTGGTCACCGGCAGCACCGTCAGCGCCACTCTGGCCAAGGCCAGCGGCACCGGAAACCTGGCCGGCGGCGGTGCAAAGGCAGCCGTGGGCGGCGTCATCACCTGGGATGCCGCGACGCTGAGCGCAGCGGGCGACTACACCCTCAAGGTGACGGCCACCGACCTGGGCGAAGCCATCAGCGACACCATCACCATCGCAGCCGCTGCCGGCGGCTGACCGCCGAGCAGCTCCCTCTTCACCCGCTGACCCCTGGCCCCGCTTTCGCGGGGCCTTTTCGTATCCCATTCCAAGAGAGAAATCACCATGGATCTGCAGACCCTTCTGGCTCTGGGCGTGCTGAGCTTCGACGCCCTGAACGCCTACATCAACAACCTGCCGCGCATCTCCACGCGGCTGGCCGACATGCGCCTGTTCCAGGAAGATGGCCTGGTCGGCACCACCATCGTCAAGGTGGGTATCAAGGGCACCAAGCTGGTGCTGGTCCCGAACGTTCCGCGCGGTGCGCCCGGCCAGCCCAAGGGGCTGGAGCGTGGCAAGGTGAAGCTGCTGGAAACCACCCACCTGCCGCAGAACTCGACGGTCATGGCTGACCAGCTGCTGGGCGTTTATGACCCGACCGACCCGGAAGGCAACAACGTTGCCGCCGTGGTCAACGCGCTGCAGGCGGTGCACAAGCGCGACCTGGACTACACCATCGAATACCACCGTATGGGCGCGCTGCAGGGCAAGCTGCTCGATGCCGACGGATCGGTGATCATCGACTTCTACGAGGAATTCGGTGTCAGCCAGATCGTCATCGGCATGGAGCTGAACAAGGACGCCACCAAGGTCCGCGCCAAGTGCATGGCCATCAAGCGCGCAATCGAGGAAAAGCTGGGTGGCATTCCGTATACCGGCATCCATGTGTTCTGCAGCGCCGGCTTCTTCGATGCCCTGACCGACCACCCCGACGTCCAGAAGGCCTACGAGCGCTGGCAGGACGGTGCCGCGCTGCGCGATGACGTCCGCAAGGGCTTCGTGTTCGGTGATATCACCTTCGAAGAGCTGCAGGGCAATACCGGCGGCGATCTGGCCCTGGCCGATGGCGAAGCGATCGCCTTCCCGCTGGGTGTGCCGGACATGTTCCTGACCCGCTTCGCGCCGGCGGACTACCTGGAGACGGTGCGCGGCATCGGCCTGCCGTACTACACCAAGACCGCCCCGATGCGCATGAACAAGGGCATCCAGCTGGAAAGCCAGTCCAACCCGCTCAACCTCAACACCCGACCGGACGCGGTGATCCGCCTGAAGGCCGGCGCGAAGTAAGCCAACAGTGCCTGGCCCGCTCCGGCGGGCCAGGCAGGAGGGTGTATGGCCCAGATCAGGATCGGGGTCGACCCCGACAACGTCTTCGGGCGACAACTGACCGAGCTTGAGCAGTCCCAGCTCCCCTACGCTGCATCGCAGGCCGCCAACAAGGTGGCCTACGAGATCCGCGAGCGCTGGAAGCGCCAGGCGCCGCGGGTGTTCGACCGGCCCACGCCGCTGACCGTCAACGCAGCGATGTACCGCAAGGCCACCAAGGCCCAGCCGTACGCCGAAATCTACCTCCGGGACGAGGCCTTCAAGGGCACGCCGCCGGCGAAGTACCTGCTTGCCGAGGTGGATGGTGGTCAGCGCCGCCGGAAGGGCTTCGAGCGGCTGCTGCAGAGCCGAGGCCTGCTGTCGCCGACGCAGTTTGCGGTGATGGGTCGGGGCGCTCAGGCGAACCAGTACGGCAACGTTCCGGCCGGCCAGGTGACCAAAATCCTGTCGCAGCTGGGCGCCCAGCGGGACCGGTACCAGAACGAGACCAGTGTCAGCCGGAAGCGGCGACGGGGCAAAGGCAACAACCGTGATGGCGAGTACTTCGTGATCACCAAGCGCCGCGGCGTGCTGCGCCCAGGCATCTATGAGCGAATCGGACGCGGATCGGGTGTCCGATCCATCTTCATCTTCACCAACACCGCCGCCTACACGCCGCGCTACGACATCTTCGGCATGGCCGAGGACACCTGGAAGCGGCTGATGCCGTTCTTCCTGAAGCGCGAGCTGGAAAAGGCCATGGAAACCGCGAGGCCCCTGCCTTGAACCAGAAAGCCTTCATGCAGGCCTTCGACGCAGTCGCGTTCGATGCCTTCCGCGCAGCCGGCGTCGCCGATGCCGCCCAGTACAAAGAACCGGGCGGCATGGCTGAGGTGCCGTGCACAGTGCTGCTGGACGAGGCCGTGGAGCAGTTCACGCCCGACGATGTGGCGCCCATCGCGACCACCGTTGATCGTGTGACGCTCCAGTTGGCCGAAATCAACCCTCGCGCGGGCGGTGTGGTGCGGATTGAGGGCACCGGCCGCCGGCTCAAACTGGTCCAGAAGATCCACGCCGACGAATCGACGGCGGTGTGGGAGGTGGCCAATGTCTGATCGCACCCCCAGCCCACGGAAGCAGCTGCTGCAGGCGATGGGCAAGACGCTGCAGCTGATCAGCACCGACAACGGCTACCTGACCGATGCCGGTGCCGGTTGGACACTGGAGCCGAAGCCCGGTGATCAGGACACGCAGACTGTTCTGACGGCCGTGATCGAGAAGCAGCAGCGGGCGGAGAGCCCCTCGAAAGTCAACACGCACCGGCTTACCACCGTCAGCGTCATCGCCAAGGTTCCCACCGACACCGAGCAATACCAGCAGGCGCTGGACGACCTGGTGACCGATATCGAGGCGGCCATGGATAGCCGGTGCGTAGCCCGCAACTTCCCCGACGGCATCCAGGTACCGGTGTACGTCGGGATGGAACCGCTGATGCCGGAGAAGGCCAGCGCCGGCTGGGTCGGCGTGCTGATCACCTACCAGACCCACATCCCCAAGAAATAACCCGCCGCACAGCGGCAACCCAACTGGAGAGCCATCATGTCCGAAGACTACAGCTACCTGGGCGCAGGAATCGTCCTGATCCGTGAGTGGAACACCGCTGATCCGTTCTTGGAGATCGGCAATATCTCAGCCTATACCGTGGCGCCGCAGACCAATACCATCGAGCTGGCCGACTACCAGAACCCCGGCGGCGGCACGGCCAACCGTGTCGATCGCGTGACCGGCTACAACCTCAATTACACGTTCCACGACTTCAACCCGGAGAACTTCGCCCGGGCAACTCGCGGCAAGGCCAGCAGCATCGCCGCGGGTACCGTCACCGATGAGCCGGTGCTGGCCGTGCCGGGCAGCTTCGCGCCACTGTCGCGCCTGGCCACGGAGGTGACCGCCGTGAAGCCAGCAACCGGAACCACCGCCTACGAGGCCGGGAAGGACTATCGTTTCGAGCGCGGCATGCTGTTCATCCCGGTAGGATCTGCGATTGCAGCACCGTCCACGGTCGGCACCCCGAACATCAAGGTCACCTACAAGAACGCGGACCTGGGCCACGTTGAAGCTGCGGTCACCTCGCAGAAGTTCTACGAGATGCAGTTCTACGGTGCCAACGAGGCACGCGGCGGCAAGTTGGTCCGCCTGGTAGCGCACAAGGTGGCCGGCGGCGTCATCGAGAGCATGGGCCTGATCGGCAATGAGTTCGGCGCGGGAAGCGTGCCCGGCGCGCTGCTCAAGGACTCGTCGAAGGCCACGGGCAACGACAAGTCGGCCTACTTCTACTGGCAGCAGGAGAAGTAAGCCGTGGCCGATGATGACGTGATCGCCCCGCCGACGCGCACGGTTCTTGTACGTGGCGAGAAAGTGGTTGTGGGTCCCCTGCGCCTGGAACAGATCGGTCCGTTCATCACGGCCAGCCGCACCATCATCGCCCGAGTGGCGATGATGGCCGGTGTGGTCGAGGGCGCCGATCGTGCTGCCGTCGGTGCCATCCTGCTCGACCTGCTCGAGCAGGACAGCAACGAGATCGCCGCGGCTTTGGGGGTGGCAATCGGACGCGAGGCGGAATGGGTTGCGGGGGCAACGCTGGACGAAATCGCTGACTTGCTGGAGGCGGTTGTCGGGCTCAACAGGGATTTTTTCGCCCTCCGCCTGCGGCGGCTTCTGCTGCAGGCGAAGCTTCCGGCGGAAGAGAGTACGGCCTCGCCGACCTGATCCAGTACCTCATCGCCCACGGCCACTCCCGCGCGGAGGTGATGACCTACACCCTGGCACAGCTGCGAGCCTTCACCGCCGCAGCTGCGCAGGTTGAGCGCGACCGCATCGCGGAATTCGCCGTGGCCACGCGCATGGCTATGGCCGCCCCGGCTGCCGACTGGCAGATGTACCTGGCTGCTCTGCGCGGCCAGGCCCCGGCACAGCAGCGACAAGGAATATCGAACGATGGCTGATCCTTCAGCAAATCTGCGCGTCCGCATCAGCGCGGACCTGGCCGACATTCGGCAGGGCTTGGGCGTGCTCACTCGCCAGCTGCGCGAGGTACGCACGGAAGCGGCCAGGCCGCTGCCGACGAAGAACAACATCACGGAGCTGGGGGTCTCTGCAGGGCAGACGGCGCAGGCGATGCGCCAGCTACCGGCGCAGTTCACCGACATCTTCACCAGCCTGCAGGGCGGCATGCCCTTCTTCACAGTGCTGGTGCAGCAGGGTGGCCAGATCAAGGACAGCTTCGGGGGTGTGGAGCCGGCATTGAAGGGGGTCTCGTCGGCGCTGCTGGGGATGGTGAATCCGTATACCGTGGCCGCGGCGGCTGTCGGATTGGTGGTCTACGCCTGGTATGACGCCGAGCAGCAGGCCCAGGCCTACACGAAGGCGCTTGTCCTGTCGCGCAATGAGGCGGCCGCGACGACCCTGACGCTCGTCACCATGGCTCAGAAGACCAGCGACGCGCTGCAGGTTGCCGCCGGCGTTGGTGCCGAGGCGGCTCAAGCCGTCGGCTCGAACGGGAAGATTGCCGCGCAGAACCTTCAGGACGTGGCCAATGCGGCCGTGGCGATGAAGGAAATCAGCGGGCAGGCGCTCGATGAAACCATCGCCCTGTACGCGAAGCTGGCGGAAGACCCGGTCAAAGGAATGCAGAAGCTCAACGAGCAGGTCAACTTCATGACCCTGGCGCTCTACGAGCAGGTGAAGGCGTTGCAGGAGCAGGGCCGGAATCAGGACGCCGTGACTGTGATCACCCGTGCAGCAGCGGATGAAACCGTCATGGCGCTCGCTCGGGTCCGCGCCAGCCAGAACCCGGTGATCCGGGGATTCAAGGACCTGTGGGTCGAGGCCACGAAGGCGTGGTCGGCGATGCAGGCGAGCGTGGGCCTCGGGCCGGCGGCAGCGCAAATGCAGCAACTTTTGGCTGAAAACCAGCGGGAACTGGAGAAGCTGAACAATCTGGCTAGTGGCACCCAGCGGGGCCTGCCGTTGGCCCGGAATCCCATTGCCCTGGCTGCGATGGAGAAGTCGATCAAGGACCGGTCGGAGAAGATCAAGGCGTTGGCCGTCGGCCTGATCAAAGAGCGAAAGGATGCAGAAGTAAAGGCTGCGCAGGACGCCAGCGCGGAGTACGTGCAGCAGCAGGATGCGATCATCGAGGCCCAGGCTACGAAGGAGCAGAAGAAGAAGAGGGAAATTGCCCAGATCAACGGACAGGCCGAGGTCGTCCGGCGTAAAGCTGAAGCGGCAGGGCTCGTGGAAGAAGTACGTGCCATCGAAGAACGCCGCGCCGCAGCCATCGCCGCTATCGAGAAGAAGTACGCGGAGAAGCCGAAGGCCTCCAGCGGAACTGCTTCGCGGGCGGCGGGGCTGCAGGGCTACAAAGACGATCTGCTGGCAGAGCAGGCCCAGATCAACGCAGCGACCCAGATGCTGCGTGCTCAGTACTCGGCGCGAGAAATCACGGCGGGCGAGTATTACGGTCGAATGAGGGAGCTCGTTCAGAAGGGGGCCGACGCGCAGGCGAAATCGTTGGAGCGGCAGATTGCATTCCTCCAGCGACAGGCGGTGACCGGAAAAGAAGCCATCAGCGTGAACCGACAGGTCGGGGATCTGGAAGCACGACTTGCTAAGGTTCGCACCGAGGGGGCCGGCGCTCTGCAGGTTCTGGCAACTGAGGAAGCAGCCGCAGTCAAGACGCGCCTGAATGCTATCGCGGCGTATGGAAACGCCTTGGACGCGAGCAATCAAGCGTTACAGCGACAGCTTTCAACGCAGGCCCAACGCGTTGGGATGGGCGATCGTGAGTACGAGATTCAGCAGCGCATCAATGACGCCTATGCCGACCAAGCGGACAAGCTGCGAGAACTGCAGCTGCAGTTGAACGCGGGGCAAATCGACCAAGAAACGTTCGAAGCCGAGAGAGCGCAGCTGCTGTCAAAGACGCTCGATCGCCTGCAGATGATTCGAGACGGGTACGACGAGCTCCAGCAGGCCGAGGGAAGCTGGCTGGCAGGCGCCAGCGCCGCCTGGGCGAACTACCAGCAGGAGGCGAGCAATGCCGCGCGGCAGATGGGCGACGTGGTCGGTAATACCATCGGTGGCTTCGAAGACGCATGGGTCAAGTTCACCACGACCGGGAAGCTGAGCTTCTCCGACCTCACCAAGTCGGTTCTGTCCGATCTGGCGCGGATCGCTGCGCGGCAGGCAATCTTGGGCATCGTCAACTCAGTGGCCGGCGCCTGGGCCGGCGGAGGCATCACTGCCGCCGGCAACCAGGCCGTCACCTCCGGCACCAGCAGCATCAACAACCAGCTTTTCCAGAACATGCGGCTCGGCGGTGGGTACTCCACCGGCGGCTACACAGGCGACGGTGGTGTGAACGAGCCTGCTGGTGTCGTACACAAGGGCGAAGTGGTTTGGTCCCAAGCAGACATCGCTCGGGCCGGTGGCGTGGGTGTCGTTGAGGCTATGCGCCGTGGACTCCCGGGCTACGCCGACGGAGGCGCGGTCGGGCCGGCACCGCCGGGAGTGGTTGGCATGGGACCGTCCACCGTGAATGTCAGCGTGGTTGTGAACAGCGACGGTTCGACGCAGGCAGATGGTGACACCTCCCTGATGCGCCAGTTCGGCAAGGAACTCGGTGACTTTGTCGATGCGCGATACCGCGAACTCCAGCTGCGCGACATCCGGTCCGATGGTTTGCTTGCCAGAACGATGATGCGTTGATTGGAAGGGGCCTTGAAGGCCCCTTCTTCTTTTATGGCGGGAACACTGAGATGACCGAGACATTTATCTGGCAGGTGTATAGCCAGCAACCGCAGGTGGACTACGCCTATGCGGAAAGCACAGCCCGATTCGGCGACGGCTACGAGCAAGTAGCTCCCGAGGGAATCAACAACGAGCGGCAGACCTGGAGTGTCGAGCTGTGGGGGCATCTTCAGAACGATGACATGGCAGCTGTCCGCACATTCCTGCGCCTGCGCAAGACACGTGGTGAGAGCTTCTTCTGGACACCGCCGAATGAAGCTCAGGCCAGGTTCCGCTGCACAAAACTGTCTGCGACCGATGAAACGGAAGGGTACATCCGCATCAGTTGCACCTTCGAACAGACGTTCCAGCCGTAAGGAGTGAACATGGCACTTCAGCCAATTGACATCACTACTCCGCAGCCCAATGGCAAGCTCGGCGACCCCGCGCGCGTCATGTCGG